GTGGAATGCCGGAATGCGTTATGTAACGCTTTATGGCCTTCGTGTGACTCCTTCAAATTTGTATAAAATCATGCCTTGGAGCTGGGCTGCCGACTGGGCGGCTAACGTAGGGACTTACGTCGACTATGTTAGCGATGTCTTTGTTGACAGTCTTAGCGCCGAGTATTTCTACCTTATGGTATATCAGCGACGGTGTCGAAGGTTGAGCGTCGTGCTCCCCTTCCACTCCGGGACTGTGTCCTTAAGTTGGGATCGATTCGTCGAGACCAAGCAAAGGGTACCAGGTAGTAGTCCTTTCGACTTTGACCTGTCGTGGAATTCTTTATCTCCACGACAATTAGCGATTGCTGCTGCCCTCGGTATTTCACGATGGTGACAGCGATCTATCTACTTCGTCCCTTAGGATTTCGGTCTACCTAGGGAATTGGCCGGATGGGCGAAGATAAACCCCTCAAATGCTTAAGGAGTCAACTATGGCTTTTTCCGATCCACTCTCTATCACCGTTGCAGGTTCTGCGAAATCTATGCCTCGTGTTGAGACTGCTGGACGTCAGTCTATCTACCAATCGGCAGATGGACTTTTCACCCAACGGATCTCACATCAGACTACTAAGTCTGGTGGCAAAGAACGCATACGCTCTTTGGTCGCCTTCGACCAAAAGGCTATCGTCGCTGATCCTCTCACTGCTGAGCAGGACTACGATGATTTGGCTATTCAGATAACGTTTAACCGCCCTGTGGCGGGTTTTACGTCAACGAATATGGCCGACCTGTGGGCTGCTATTAAAACGCAGCTAGATACCACGTTCATTGGAAAAATCTATGGTCAAGAGTCGTAGGACTCGGCCGTAGAATTTCTCCTTGGACATAGGAGTAACAACCCTATGAGCAAGAAAGAACAAACCAATGAGGAAGGCTTAGTTCAGAAGCCAAAACTTAGCATTCGTGCTAAATTGGATTTTCTGATTGCTACTTCGACGTCTTATACTGATCTAGTCAGCAAGATCCACAAGGATCCTGCTTGCTGGAACGAGTTGAGACGTCTTTTGCAGCTCTAAGTTACTTTGTGTGGAGGTGATCAGATTGCTGATGCCTCTACGGCATCAGGAGGAAGTAGTCGTAGCTTGAAGTTTGACCCCCTGATTGGAGGCAACTTGAAAAGCAACGTAAGTGACTTTCTGGAGCAGATCGAACTCATCTATAGAGATGCTTCGATCAAATGCACCGCTGATGTCTTTGATTTACGTGATCTCAAAACGATCAGATCACGAGTCGAAAACGAAGGGTTATCATTCTTGACGATAACCCTTCCGCAATTTTGCAAGAGCTTCGAAAGATCTCTTGCAAATGGCTTTATTGACTCAACGGCATTTCCCGGTTTTAAGCGGTTAATGCACGGATCAATCCCTGATTTTCTTCAAGGTATGATCAGTCAAGTTTTCGACGTAAAGACAGGAAAGGTAATTGAATATGACCCCCAAATACTTCAATTTGGAGATGTTGCAAGTGATATTTCTACTGTTGTTGAATCTGTACGGCAAGTTTGCCTTACATTCAAGAAAGTGGAAATGGAGTGTACCCCCGAAAGGGTTGCCCTCTCACTTGACAACTTCATTTCAATTGAGCAAGATTTTGACGATTTTCAGCCCTCAAAAGAGGAAATATCCGGCTTTCTGGATGTTTCTTCTGTGCTCTGGGACAATATGGTTAGTGATTTCAATGCTAACGATGTTGTTCCAAAACACGGTCCTGGGGCTACGGCCGAACATAGGTCTGGAAATCAGAAATATGTTTGGAAGTATTGGCACAATAGGCTCGAACCTTACTTCCCTTTTGTGGATACAGGTTATCCTCTTGGGATTGCTGCTTATCGCAATCCCACGTGGAGTACTGAATTCGCAAAGGAGTTCGGAATCGTTACTATTGTTCCAGAGACGGAGGAACAACCTGTAAGGGTTGTTCAAGTCCCGAAAACGTTAAAATCTCCCCGAATCATCGCTATTGAACCATGCTGCATGCAGTATGTTCAACAGGGAATTCGATCTTATCTTTATCGAAAGATCGAGTCGTACTGGCTCACTCGTGGTCACATTAATTTTCGTGATCAGTCTGTGAATCAATTGCTAGCGATGAAATCCTCGAAGACAGGTCAATTAGCAACGATTGATCTTTCTGACGCTAGTGATCGCGTCCCGCGTGATCTTGCGTTGGCAATGTTTCGATCAAATCCTGTGTTAAGGGATGCGATCGATGCATGTCGTTCGAGAGCGGCGCAGCTTCCTGATGGTCGATTTGTATCAGACCTGCGGAAATTCGCGTCGATGGGAAGTGCTCTCTGTTTTCCAGTGGAAGCCATGTACTTTTACACTGTCTGTGTAAAGGCTTTGCTGGATGTCAGAAACCTTTCTTACAGCCCTCGTAATGTTCGATTAGTTACGAGGAGTCTGTATGTATACGGAGATGATATTATCCTCCCGACTACATACGCGGTTGCCGTTACTGAACTCCTACAAAAGTACAATTGTAAGGTTAACGCTTCTAAGTCTTTCTGGACTGGAAAGTTCAGGGAGTCTTGTGGCGTCGATGCTTACGACGGACAGCTGGTAACACCAGTGTATGTCCGTAGTGAGCGTCCTAGTAACGGGCGGCAAGCAGAACGAGTCGTGTCCTGGGTGGCCACAGCGAACCTTTTTTACAAGAAAGGTTACTGGAGGACCGCATCCTGGATGTTTGACCGCATCGAGGAAGTCACAGGGCAATTGCCCTATGTCCTTGATACGTCTCCTGCTCTTGGACGTGTCTCTTTTCTGGGCTATCAGTCCATCGAAAGATGGAATTCTGATATTCAGAGCTTTGAAGTAAAAGCTCTAACCCCGAAACCAGTTGATCGCACTGATCATCTGGAGGGATACGGCGCTCTCATGAAGTTCTTCTTGAATCCTCTTGAGGACCTTTGGAGGGAGGGGAAACCCGACCTCGTTAAGTCTCTCAATGCTGTAGGAGAGTTGGTTTATAAGCCATTCAGAAAAGGATGGTCTATAAGCCGATTACCTCTTCCCGCAACGGATAAGAAGCGCATGGAGCGTACCGCACGGCACGCCGCCGTCGCATTAAACCGGC